GCGGTCCTTGTGGCTCAAAAACCACGATATTGTCTGAGCCTGTAAAGATACGGACTAGGCTAGGCAATGCGCCATCAATGGCTTCAGCTACCTCACCAGTAACGATCTGGCTCTTTCCCTCAATTTCTGTCCCATATGGCTGTCGTAAATAGGCTTGCAATGCTTGCTTACGCTGGTCAACAGTTTCACTTTCGATATACCCAATAGAATCGTCAATTTCTGCTTGCAGTATAGATTTCAATTCATTTCGGCTCATAAAGCATTAACCCACTCATAAGGTTTAGTAAAAGTCATAGTGTTGCGCTTTTTTACATTTAACGCTTCAGGAATGACTTGGATGTTTGAGGCACAATGAAATCCAGACGCAGTTTTGCTTTGCAATGGAATCATATGGTCTATGTGCCATTTTACATTAGTTACAGCACTTCTGTGTCTAGAAAGTAATGCTGCCTCGTGCATTACAAAAGCATCAAATTCACCATACCACTTTGGAGTGGCGTTTATTTGTGAGGCTCTACGCTTATGAAAGTCAGCCAAAATCTTATCTGGATTGTCTTTTTTCCATCTTTTAAGATTTGCTTTTTGCTTTTCTCTATTCTTTTCTTGCCAGTCTTTTTTATACTGAGCCATCTTTTCAGGATTAGCTTCTCTCCAAGCCTTAATTTTATCCTTGTTCTCAATATCCCATTGAGTTTTAATTTTCTTAGTAAACTCAAGGCAAGCGTCACAAAGACAGTCGCCATTGAGCCTACGATCAGCAATGCCACCACGCTTACATGGCTTACCAGTAAAGTAAGTTTTAAGCCCTAAGGCTTTAGCTTCCTTCCTGTTTGGTGGCTTGCTCATTCTTCTCCTTTGGAGGACGACCCATTCTAGGTTTATCAGATTTTAACTCTTTAATGGCATTTTCTAACATTTCGAGTCGAGTTTCAAGTTCTTTTACTTTGGGGGCTAAATTAGTCCCTTGGCGTTCTACATACATTACACAATCCATTTCTGAGGTTTATTGATAGATTCGCCCCAAGATGAATGTCCTTCATCCAGAGCAACAGCGACATATCTCCACGAGTCTGCCGCATGACTGTGTTGGTCGTGCAAAGGCTTGTTAGAGAACATTTTGGTATTTGGGTCAACATCGTAGCGATAGTGCCTCAAATTTTGAAGACCATCAGCGCAATTAGTTGAATGGATAAATGCCCTATCCAACAGCAATCGAGCAGCGTTAATGCCATCAGCAACTGATAGTTTTGGCGTAATTCTGACTGGTTTACCCATGCCTTGCAGAATATCCTTGACCGATTTGCCAGTCATATTCTTATTCTCAGCATCGTGAGGCAACCACCAATCCTTGTAAACATATCCTTTGTCTTGCAAGACTTGGGCGTAATGGTCAATGGTCTTTTGGCAGTTTTGATAGAAGTCAATTACTCTAACCTCTCCGCCAGCAATTACCTGAACAAACCAGATAGAGGTCATATCAGCCCATCCCAAATCCCAGAATGTTTGGACAGGAATAGATTTATCAATGCTCAATTCACGAATTCTGTTTTCCTCTTGAGCTTTACGCAACTCATTGGCATACACAGCGCCATCAAGCATTTGCCTTGTATGACCTTCCCACACATTTAAGTAGGAATCCATGTCTTTTGCTTTAAGCTGTTCTAACTCATCCTTTAGAACATCAGGAAACCAAGGGTTATCACTATGATTAACCTTGACAACAAAAGCATTGTTAGGAGGGCTTAGTACAAACCTTTTGTAAGTTTCGTCAGTATCTAAGTCAGGGTTAAATGTCACCCATATCTCTGAATTAGGCTTACGAATGGTTGGTATTAGGGTTTCCCATGAGGATTTAGATACAGCTTGCCCTTCCTCTACCCAACAAATATCCACACCCTCAAAAGACTTAATTGATGTGACATTGTGTTTTAAACCAACAAAAGAGAACTCTGAGCCATTTTTCCCATAGATAGCTGTTCTTTGTACATCAAACAGATCAGATACGCCCATGGCTTTGATCTGGTCTGCCAACAAAGCAATCACAGAGTCTGAGATTGAATTCTGCAATTCACGAGCGCATAGAACCCTAATAGGGTTTTGCATGGATAAAGCAATCAACGCCCTAGCAACACTCCAAGACTTAGCAGAGCCACGACCACCATAAAGGATTTTGTATCTCTTTGGCTCAAACAGGAATCCTAGCTTTTCGGGAAAGTCTAGGTTAATTTCCATCAGGACGCTTTAGATTGATGTTGATACCAGATACCTGAACTGGACCACCATTAGCGCCAGTCATCTCAGTTCTTGATAACTTAGGAGCAGCATACTCAGCTAACTTAGCAATCATGTCTAAGGCTTTGTAAGGGTCTGGACGAATCTCTCGGTCTGGGTCGCCTTCAGCAACTAATTCTAGCCACTTAGAGACATTTTCTCTGTTTCCATCTAGTAGATCACGAATGGTATCTCTAAACTCAACTGTAGTCCGATTAGGCACACCCTTAGGGCGACCTCTACCTTTTTGGGCTTCGAATTCGGAATTTCTGTCCCGTAAATTATTCATTTTTGTTTGACTCCTCTAGGGTTGGTCAATGTTAAGTTAGTAATTACTGACCTAGTAGTGACGGCATAAGTTCATAGAGTTTCTTACGCTGTTCTTCGTCTGCTAGTAGTCCTAATGGTAGCACACCAGCAAGAATGTCTGGCTCATTCCTACGCTTTGGGTCAAATGCAGCGAATCTACTTCTAACTTGGTTAGGCTCTAACAGTACATAACCAGTCTGGTCTACAAACTCTGTATATGGTGAGCCTTCTTTTGCTCTAAGCATTAACGAGTCATAGCCTTGCTCTTTAAGTCTTTGACGATATGGCTCAACATCAGAGACTCTTGGAACTTCTCCTGCACCAAGTGCTTTATTTGTTGACAAGTTACTAGCTGTTCTAGCCATTTGTTCAAACGATGTAGCCTTTGGGTTTTCCATTCTGAGCATCAATGGATAGATAGCGCCTTGGCTTCCTGAGTACATTCCTGCACCAGAAGCATCAGGTCTATCAGATGCCCATATCCCCATCTGGTCAATCGATGGCTTGCGACCAACAATCTCAGTAGAAGCTAGACGATTAAATGCCTCAATGTCGCCTAGTTTGCGACCATCTTCAGCTTCCCAGACATTTGTTCCGTGATAAGCAGGAGTTTTATACCCCATAGCCTCCGCCCTCATCTCAGGCGTATTGTCTTTAGGAAGTCCTAGACCTCCTTCTTCAATAGGTAGAGCAGCGTTTCTTTGGGCTGTGTCTAGTGCTTCTTGTCTTGGGGCAGTTGGTATTTCGTTATAACCATACTCGTAAGGATAGCCCTCAGTAGATAAAGTTTTAGCTTTTACCTTTTTGCTGATAATGTCGTATTCGCCATTTAAGGTGTTTTCACCATGGTCTTTAGCGTACTTTTTGCTTGTACTTACCCAATCTCCATCATTGATAGTTTTAACGCCTTTTGGTACGGCACGAAATACCTCAATTTCAGCATCAGGTTTTCCTCTGGCTTTAAGCGCAGCAATACGCCACTCAGAATCAATTAACTTATCTCCAATGCCATATAGTTGTTTACCTTGTTGGGTATAAACATCCTCTGGCAATATCTTTGTTAAATCATCTAATGTTGCACCATAAGTTTTAGCATTAGGTGCTTTATGACTACCACGATAAGACAACAAGTCATCACCAACATTCTTGATACTTGCGCCTACTGGCAAACCTTTTGTCAATGGTGCTAGTGCAGGTGCGGCTTGACCAAGCAAACCAAGAGCAAATGCTGGCTCTGCTACTTTTTTAATCTTTTCGTAATTAGGGTTAAGAACGCTGAAACCCATCTCATCGGGTCTAGTTCCTAGCAATCCTTGGACAGCCGCATAGGTTAACGGGTCTGCCAATGTGTTTACATCACGCTGTGATGCTAAAGCCCTAGCCCTAGCACCTTGACGCTGTAAATTAGGATTGCCAAAAAAAGCGCCCAAGTCAGCCATTATTTCATCCTGCCCATCTTTTTAGCAGCTTCTGACATAGCAATGGCAATGGCTTGGTCACGGCTCTTGACAACCTTGCCACCCTTACCAGAGTGCAATGTGCCTTCTTTGTATTCACCCATTACCTTGCCAACTTTTTTCTGACCAGCTTTTGTCATTTTCATTTCTTATTCCTTGCAGAAATTGCTTTAGCCTTTGATCTGGCATCAGCTTTAGAACTAGCGCCCCATGCTTGGAGGCTTTGCAACAAACGAGTTGGGCTACCATCAGGCTTTCTCTCTGGTCCTGCCATATTACCCATACGAGCAAGGAAAGACGCTCTACGAGGATTATCACCAGATTTGACAGGAGGCTTTAGATTACTACCTGCATTTTCACGCTCGTAAGACTTCCGACCCTTTTCATTGAGTCCACCATTAGGGTTTTTACCCTCTTTACGAGTCCAAGCTGCGCTCATTTTTTCTTAGCAGTCTTAGCCGCTTGCTTAAAAGCAGACGCAGTTGGCGCACCCTTCGAGCCAACTTTACGCATACGCTCTGGAGTCTTGCCAGCAGCCTTTTGCGCTTCAATCCGCTTTTGTTTAGCATGAATGTTGCTGTACAAGCCGTTCATTTTTTAGGCTTCTTCTGTGCGTTTTTAGCAGTACGCTCACCCCTGACAGGCATGGGCTTAGTCTTCTTCTGCATAAGTTTCTGCATCATCTCCAGAGCCTGTTGATTCGTTGTCGACATCATCTTTTTCCTCGGTTATTGGACCACCACTAATCCATGCTTCGCAAGTTCTCTTAGAAGCACACTTAAAGTCAAACATCTCGCAGTAACCTAAGTCACCAGCTTCAATAACTTCCCAAGCGTCCATTTCCTCGCCATTGGACTCAAGACCTGACTCAATGCAAGCCAACATCTTAGGGGTTTGGATAAATGCAGCGCAA